CAGAGAAGCCCGACTTCGAGGCGTTCCTAAACGAGTGGACAAGTTTATATGAGTCAAGGTCAGGTGAACGAGGTATGTTCTCTAGAGTCGCAAGTCAAAAGCAAGCTGCAAAGAACGAGCGACGAGACGCTACCTATGATTTTGGAACTAATCCATGCAGTGAAATCATCCTCAGACCCTATCAATTCTGTAACCTATCAGAAGTTGTTGTCAGGCCTGCCGATACGTTGTCAGACCTCAAGCGAAAGGTACGTGTCGCTACTATCCTTGGAACTCTTCAGGCTACCCTAACTAACTTTAGGTACCTACGGAAGATATGGGAGACTAACACAAAAGAGGAGGCACTCTTAGGTGTATCATTAACAGGCATCATGGACCATCCAGTGTTGTCAGGGAGGGAAGACAGTGGGAAACTTAAGAAGTGGCTTAAGGCACTACGCGAGGAAGCTGTGGCTACGAATAAAGCCCACGCTGATCGACTTGGGATTAATGCTTCTACTGCTATTACTGCTGTTAAGCCCAGTGGTACTGTTAGTCAGCTTGTGGACTCTGCTTCGGGCATTCACCCCAGATTCTCAAGACACTACATAAGGCGTGTCCGAGGCTCCTCAGATGACCCCCTGTGTTCTGTCTTAGAGGCCGCAGGAGTCCCTGTGGAGGACGATGTGATGTCACCCAATACGAAGGTATTCAGTTTCCCTATGGAGGCTCCTGAGTGCGCTGTGTTGGCCTCAGAGATGGGTGCCATGGAGCAACTAGAGTTGTGGGAGATATATCAGGACTACTGGTGTGAGCACAAGCCTTCGATGACTTGCTACTACCGTGACTCTGAGTTCCTTGAGGTAGGACAATGGTTGTACAATAAGTTTGATAAGATTAGTGGTATCTCTTTCTTACCTTACAGTGACCATAACTACCAACAGGCCCCTTACGAGGCCATAGATGCCAAGGAGTACCAAAGGTTGTCCAAAGGGTTCCCTAAGGACTTTAGTTGGGACATAGAGGAGGCTAGTGATATGACTGAAGGTAGTCAAACATTAGCCTGCGTTGGGAACAACTGTGAAATCTAGAGTAAACCAAGGGGGCCTTAGGGTCCCCTTTCTTTTACTGAGTAAACATGCCCTCTCCACCTACCCTTCCTAAGGATCGGCTTAAGATGTCTGTAGTTGCGCCTGTAGCATCAGCTTTGAGTAACTTCTGTAGAGCCTCCTGTGTCGCTGTTTGACCCGCTATAGCCTTTTGTACAGGTTTAGAAGCCAATGTTGCACCCACGCCTGCTCCGGCTGCTACTCCTGCACCGAACGTAGCCATGGTGCCACTCAATACGGAACCACCCAATAAACCTAATGCAGCTAAACCATGGAACCAAGAAGGATTCTGTGGCCCTCGCATATTACGCAGCTTCTTTAGTTCAGCGTCTACTACGTTTATTTCTTGCTGTAGTTTATTCTCCTTCATCATCAAGGTTGCTAACTCTTCTTGAGCCTCTGGAGAGTAAGCCAGTTGCTTCTTCTTCTTTACAATGCTTTCCTCAGTCTCCTTAAGGCTTTTATTTAAGGCATTGTTGTGCGAGGCTATCTCTTTCTCAATCATGTTAGCTTGAGCCTTGGCTAAGTTTGTTGCTCTCTTCGCCAGTGCTTTAGACGCAGTACCGAGAGATGATTCTAAGGCACGAGCTTGAGCTACTAAAGGCCCTGTGCCGTACCTTTTGTCGTACTTGCTGTTCTTACCTGCTGCTTTGATCCAGTCGGTCTCATCAAACTCACCACGCTTAACGACAAAGTTGCTCTCTACAGCATCCCTAAGAACAACGGTAGACTTCCAGTTTGCAGACTCTTTATTAAAGGCCTTCAGTTGATCACCCGTAAGCTGCTTCTTGATTACATCGTCTAACTTACTCTGCACCATACGGTAAGCACGAGAGAGTTGATAGTCACTAGACGCAGAAGCCCAAGTACCTAAGCTAGACCTGATGGTTGCTAAAGCGTCACCGTCTATCCTGCCACTCTTGTCTCTAAACTTATCCACACTCTCTAACGTCTTTAGGACATTCTTCTTAAAACTGCTACCAATGTCAGGGGCCAGTACTTTAAACACAGGATCTTCTAGTATACCCTCTGAAATATCTTTAGCAAACTGATTTGCAGGAACCCTAATCTTCTTACCCTTTATCATAGAGTAACCATCCTTGGCCCACATCTTGTCTAATGCTCTGATCCTCTGCCCAATGTTTTCTATAGATCCTATGCGTTGTATGTCATCCGCTGAAGCTTTAGCAGGCATCGCGGAAGCAAACGCTTGGTCTCTGAAGACAGACCTACGAGCATTCTGATTCTGTGTCGCTTGCTGAGTAGCCCTAGCTACATACTGGTTTGCTTTAGTTTTCTTAATGACTTTTAACTTCTCACTTAAAGGGGCTATAGTATCATCCCTCTGTTTTGTCCTTATCTTCTTTAGTTCTTCGCCTGTCTCTTGTAAAGCATCAGAAGCAAGCTTTAGATCGGCATCAGCCTTATCTTCCGCCAGCTTAAGACCTTCGTCTACCTGTTTAGCAAACTTAGTAAGACCTTCTTTAAGTTCTGCTGGTGAACGTATTATAGCTTCTTCCTGTCTCTGCATACTTCCTGAAATAGGCGATATAACACCCTTGTAAAATCTTTGTATCGTAGACTCTACTACCCCCTCTCCTTCAGCAGCCAGAGTTAAAGGTATGAACTCCCCAGCTTCATTAACTAACGGCTTTGCAACCTTCCGAGATGTTAATGCGTTAACTCCCGTACCTACACCCTTAGCAGCTCCTCTGAGAGCACCGTAGGCCAATAAGCCTCCTCCTGCTCCTGTAGCAGCGCCAGAGAGCCTTTCTCCCTCCTTGGCCTCTCCCGCGCCGTACACGGCTCCTTCAGCAGCTACGCGGCCTACTGTCTGCGCCCCTCGACCAAGCTTTGTAGCTGCTTGGGCAACTCTCAGGGCATTCACAGGTGATGCCACAGAACCAGCAATGTCAGCAGCCAGTGCTGCTCCGGGCTGTCTCTCTTTAAATGCGTCCTGTTTAGCATCGTAAGTTTTACGCATGTCAGCATAGACTTCAGAGATAGGAGTACCAGTGGCTACGGAAGCTGCTGCCGCTGCTGTCCACAGGCCCATCTCATCACCCCAACCTAAGGCTGCACTAGAGAAGAATCTTTGAGCCGAAGCTAAAGAGTCATCGGAAGACCAAGCAGCCTCTTCTACCTCTAGCTCTTCTTTTGTTTTACTGTCAGAATCCAAAGCGGCCTGTACTTCTGCTAAACGCTCATTAAAGTCTGTAGAATACTCAGCAGCACTGGTGTCTGTGTTCACCAAGCCTTCCTCTTCTCTATCCATAAAACCCTTTAGAAGTTCTTCAGACATAGTTTAATTCCTCATAAGTATATCCGCGCTTCTTAAGAGAAGAGTCTAAAAGACTTCTTGCTTTGCCTCTCTCTTTCAGCATGTCTAGGTAGCCTAAACCTTTAACAGCTTGACCCCTAGCGTTTTTACCTACATCAAGATTTGCGTCAATCGCTTCAGCTTCAGCCATCTTTGCTCTATATGTCTCGTCATCGCCAAGATTCTTAGCATTTAACGCCTGCCTAACGATGTTGTCAAGAGCTTCTACTGTCTGAGGAAACTCTGTTGTCAAAATGTCAATACTTTTATCTAGACCTTGAATCTCTGCGTATCTCTCGTATCCTATAGCATTAGGATCGTTCGTTATTTCCATCCATCGTATTTTACCTTCTACGTATTCTTGACGAGCTTCCAAAATCTTCTTCATTCCACGTAGCGCAGATAGTCTTTGTTCCTCGTTATAGTCCTTTAAATCCGGGCTTGCGTTTAAGGCTAACTGAACGTCCCTGTCGGAAGCAGGCCCCTTCGGAAGAAGGGCTAAAGCTTTCTGCATTTGTATCTCGTTTAGGCTGGTTCTGAAAGCCGTTATTTCGTCACCTAATCCAGCAATGTCAGAAACAGCAAAGTCTCTAAACTTTCCTACAATACCTCCTATCGTGCCTGAAGAATCTGTTAACTCTTCGGATTGAGATATAATACCTTCAAACTTAGAGATGTCAGCCTTAACTGTATTGTTCTCTATTACCGCTTTGTTATATAGATCAGACCCTGCCGCAGTCTCCATAAAGGGTTTGTTATTATCTTCTTCCTCAGCAACTTCCCCTATGCGTACACGCGCCTTTTCCTCCCCTGTATAGGGATCGTAGCTTATCCGGTACTTAACAGTCTTGCCGTTCTCCACCACTTCTTCCGTAACTTGATCTAGTTTAGCAGGTTTCTCAGGTTTCTCAGGTTTCTTAACTTTACCAGCGTCAGTTAAGAAAGTCTTAAGTTCTTCAGCAGTGGCGTCCTTAAGTCTAGCCTCGGTAGCCTCAAGTCGATTAGGGTCCTTAATGGTTTTCCTAGCAACAGCCATAGCATTCTGCTCAAGTCTATACCTCTGAAGCTCTTCGCCCTGTGCGTCCACCTTCTTTCCCACAGCTTCCGCACGTACATCTGCTCTCTCTCTACTCTTGTCAGCAACCTCGCCTCTTCTAGTAGATCTTTCTACAGCAGCCCGAGCAGCATCCGAGAACACCTTGGCTATATCGTTCTTACCCATGGTGATATAACGAGCAGCCTCGGCATTCAAAGCAGCAGGGTTATCTTTGTTGGCCGCGAGGAAGTCTTGGACCTCCTTTTGGAGACCTTCGTTCTTCTTACGAGCAAGCATGTTGTCCACAGGTCTCATTAAATTCTGACCTAAACCTGTGAAGGCCTGTCCCAGTTGCTGCCCTTGTCTTGCGCCTGCCTGTGTTAACATGCCGCCTAAATTTGGATAAGTAGCCATGTTTAGTCCTCCTACTTAAATTTGCCTAAAATGAAGTCAAGCAGTGAACTACCAGCAGATCCTAAGACCCCTGTGGCGCTGCTGAACATCCCTGAGTACAGATCAGCCAGCCCTGTCCTAGAGCCAAGGTCAGCCTGTATATTCGCTAACTGAGCCTCTAATTCATTCTCTGCGTGTTGCCTACGGGCTACGTCAGCCATGCTTGCGTTTGCTGATCCTGCGCTTAAGGCGGTCTGTAGTTGAGCCAAAGGTGCGTAACCTTCCTGTTGGAACATACCACCCAGTTCTGCCTGCTGCATCTGCTCTTGCTGCGCTTGACCCATTGCTGCTAACATTGCTTGGTTTTGCGCTTCCGCTTGAGCCTTAGCCATAGCAAATTGTTCTGGGGTTCCTCCGTACATATTAGTAGAGACACCTGAACGCCCTTGGTTAAACAGACGCTCTTCCAGATCCATACGTTGTCTTTCTTCTTCGGGCATCTGGGCAGCCCTCATTCTATTGTAGATGTCTGCTTCTCTGGAAGCCATGCCTCCTTCAGTTCCTATAGCGTCCGTGTAGTAACGCGAGGCACCCCCTAGTAGAAGATCCTCTAACGCCTGTTGTTCAGTGTTTAATACAAGCTTAGTTCCTCCTCGCTCGTCAGCATAAGCCGTGCCTAACTTTCCTGAGGTAACCGTGTAAGGCTCAAACTTTACCCCCGTAGGTGCAGTTACCTCAGGAATACCTGAAGTGTAAACACCGTCGTCGTCGTAAGTTCCGTAGAGGTTAGTAACTTCTGTAGGTAAAGCACCGTAGAACTCATCTGCCGTGCCTTTTAAAATGTCTGTTAATAACCCCATTAGTAGTTTCCTCCGTCGATAAGTCCTGCTGTCAGCGTACCTGTAACCGTAAGTGCAGGGGCCGTAACAACCCCAGTAAACTGAGGACTTGCTAGGTCAGATTTGGTTGCTATGGCTGTTGCTATGTTTGTAAACTCTGTGGTAAACTCTGAGCCACGGATGATTTTTGCAGGATCACCTGATTGTAGAGAGTCCTTGGCCTCAAAGTCCGTTGTTACTGTATAATTGCTCATAATGTTTTACCTATAAGTGCTAGTACGTTAATTTCTTGGAGAGACAGAGGAAATCCGTTGATGTCTGATTCCATACCTATGGTTATTATAGTTCCGTAACCTGTTGTGTTAAGCGCCCTTCTAGAAGCAAGCTCCCCACCTGTAAACTCTCCTAGGTCATACTCGTCTATTCCATAGTAAGATGGTTGTTGGTTACCTACTGTGTACTCCTGAGTTCTAAAGTCCGTAGACAAGTCGTAGGCCCACTTTACGAACAACCTCGCGCCGTTAGCGCCCACTACAGTTGGTCTCAGTTTCTTAAGTATCTTAATCTTTGAAGGATCACCAAAGGTTAGTCCGGGACTGTAGTACCTGAAGCGATACGAAGATCCGTTATCAGAGTACCCGTCATATTCTCCTACGCCGCCAGAAGATCCTATGTAAAGTGTACCGTCTTTGTTTCTCTCAAAAGACTCAAAGGTTACTGAAGGCCACCGAGTAACCCTATAAGCACCGTTCTCTAGCTTACCTTTTAAGTCAAAACAATACGTAGTATTCTGGTCAGGGAACGCTAGTAGATAGAAAGAGTTTTCAGGGCTATACACAGATGACGTAGGCGCTGTCCTATTCTCAACAGCCTCTAGAAACTCTGTCTTAATGTTTAAGCTAAGGTCTCCTATAGGCATAGACTTCTCTTGTATCGTCCTCTGGAAGCTCTTAAGGCCGCTAGTGGATAAGAAGATTACGTCAGTTCCGGTGTACTGTACAGAGTTACGACAGTCACAACCTACGCCAGAAACCGTGTCTGCTATAGACATCGCAGCTGGACTTTGGGCGTCCTTATACACTATAATGCTGTGGTTACCAAACACTATTAAGAAGTTGTTGTGTGCAGCTAAAGCTCTTATCTCATCAAACCCATCAGGCCACGCCTTAGATAAGTTTATAGAACCTGAGGAGCCTCCTGTAAAGTCTGTTCCTATAAGCAAATCAGACCAGTAAATAGTCTGACTGTCTGCTCCGTTATTAACTATCCAAAGTCTTCCGTAAGCCGCCAACGCTTCATGGCAGTAATACTTTGAGTCTGTAGAAACACCTGAGTAAGAACTAAATGTTTCAAGGCCACCTGAGTGAGTGTAAATTAACGGCTCTTGTCCTCTCTGAAAAAAGTAAGCAGCATCATTAAAGTTTACCGCCTTCCAGTTATTGCTACTGATGGAGTAACCCGATGGTGTCTCGTCAACCAGAGTCGTAGTACCTGAGAGTATCTTAGAGTTGCCAGCACTGAATAACTTTGAGTTTCCTGCATCATCAAAGAAATAGTGCATCTTATGTATATAATCAGTACCTAACAAAGAAGAATCTGAGGTTACTACGTTGTTTCCCTTACGTGCAGCGATACGTCCACGTTTATCAACAACAGCATTATCCGCAACATCAGCAAACGAAGGATCTTGCTGTAACGGAGAGTCTTCAGTGTTGACTCCTTTAAACGCAGGAGCAACTAAGTTTGTACTCTGGAGTGGTTCAGACATACACTAGCTCCTAAGGGGTATACCAGTCAGTTTCGTAAGGATGCTTCTGTGCATCTAGGGCTATAGCATCAGAAAGGTACGTAGAAGCAAGGGCAAAGTACTCAAGTGCCGTTGTTCCTCCAGACTCTCCTCGTTCACGAGTAGCTAGGGCTATTGCTAGATGTATCACAGGCATAGCAGGTATAAGTAAAACATCTGAGTCTTCGGTTAGTAAGTAAGAACGGGTGACCTCTCCTCCTGAACCTATGATGCTCCCACGTATTACACCGTTGTATCTAATGTCATATTCTTTATCAGGATTAGGGTATACATCTATCTGCGTGTCTCCATCAGAGTTTACGCCGTTATACGTGTAGTACTGAGGAGGGCCTGAAACTGGAGTTTCTACTGTGTACTTGTTATCAAACCAAGCAGAGCTACGATATTCCATAAAGACATTAGTAGTGTCGTTAATTACAGTAAGAGCCTTTGGTGAGTTTTCACTCCCTGTTAAGATATAGTTAAATATTCCCGGAGTTGTTTGTATACTCAACGTGTACCTAAGAGCCGCCCAGTCGTGAGCAGACTCTACAGATTGTTTAGCGTCGTTTACTAAATCACCTATCATTTTACTGTAGGTAGTAGAGGATACAGAAGTAACCTCCTCTTCTCGTATTCTACGTAAGACACTGTTTACTAATTCTAAGTATGT